TTTATTTGTAAAGCCTGTAAAATATCTTTATCTCTTTCTCCCTCTACTGGACTTAGCAGTTTAGTCTGATATTCAAAAAAAGTTTGCTCGTTTGAAACAATCATTGACCATATTCTATTATTTTGTTTTCTTAAAAACTCATCTACCATCTCTACTAATTTAGAGTTAGTAAAGAAAAATATTTGATGTAAAGCCTCAGCGTCTTTAGTAATATTGTATCCAGATAATTCTGCTGCTTGTTCTTTTCTAATTTTTAAATCAGGAAATTGCTCTTTTAGTGGAGTATTTTGATCGTACATATAAAGAACATATGCAATTAACTGATCCTCAGCAGATTGAAATGTTGTAAACATTTTCATCTTAGGATACTTTTTTTTAATTGATCCTCTAACCTTAAATGGATTAAAGATCATCTTACTAAAGTCTTCTGAATTGAAGATTTCTGTTAATGACATATTGTTGGTTTTGCGTAAAAATATATTAATAATACCGAAGGGTTTGTAAATTTTACAATTCACTTTTATCACACTATTCTGGGTACTGAATTTTTAGTGTCTTATTATAGGTAACATTTATATTTACCCTTTAATTTATTGATATGGCATTGCATCAGGGTAAGAACGTTACGCTTAATAAAATTATGAAGTCGGAACGAGCAGCAAAAAAAAGTAAGGTTTACGTTAAAAAACCTAATGGGAAAGTTACTGTTGTGCACTTTGGAGATCCTAACATGAAGATTAAAAAAAACATCCCTAGCAGAAGAAAATCTTTCAGGGCTAGACATAATTGCGACAACCCCGGTCCAAGATGGAAAGCGAGATACTGGGCTTGTAAAACATGGTAAAAAAAAATATGACACAGAAAATCAGTGAATCAACAGAGGTACAACTTGATTTAAAAACAATTGGAATTATAATTGGATTTGTAATGAGTCTAGCAACAGTGTTTTTCACTTTAAAAGCAGATATTGCTTTAGCAAAAGAACTCCCAAAACCTCCAATAACAAGATCGGAATACGATCTGAAAGACCAGTTGGTAAGAGAACAAATAATGAATACCGGTGCTCAAGTTTTAGAAAATGGTAAAAAGTTAGATCTAATAGAAGAGAGATTATATGAACTAAGCATTAAAAAATAACATGATATGAAAAATTTTTTAATATTTGTTTTTTTATTTTTTATACCATTTAATTCTACATCTACTAGAAATTCTTTATACGATGATAATAATTTAAGTAAGATTGTTGTTTATCAAATTAATTCTGAATGGAATGAAAATAACTCAATTAGAAACTTAGAAAATTTAAGAGGTTGTAAATACATTTACGGATATTTAGAAGATCAACCAGATGAATTTAAAGAAAAAGTTAAATCAGTACCTGCTGTTTTTATAACTAGAAACGGAAAGGTTGTGTATAGATATCAATCAGGTATTACTTTATCACCAACAATTGGCTATACAGAAATTCAAGCGGTTGTAAATAAATATAAATAAAAAATCATGGACGAAGAAAAAATCAAAAGACTAAGGGAAAAAATTGCTTACCTACGAAAGATGGGTAAGGAAGGTAAAGCCATGAATCTTGAAAGAAAAATTAAACAAGCAAAAATTAAACAAGATTACAGGGAAAACAGAACACCTTCTAAAGTAGGAAAGGTTTTACGCAAAATTAAGAAAGGTGTATCTAATGCTGCTAACACTGTAGTAAATGAGGTTAAAGAAACTGTAGATACAGTAAAGAAAGTTAAGAAAGCAAAAAAGGAAAAAAAACCTAAAACTAATACGACTACTTCTTCTACATCTACTAGTGTTTCTGGTACATATGGTTTAGCATATGGAAAAAATGGTGAGAAAGGAGTTGGATCAGTAACTTATAATGGTAAGACATATAAGCCAGGTGATCAAGGCTATGAAAATGCAAAAGGAGTGTTTATGAAAACCATTAATCAAAAAGAAGCAGCAGAAAAAAGAATACAAGAAATAAAAAAGGAAAAAAAATAATCATGGCATATTCAAAAATCAAAAAAAAATGTAAGTGTGGTAAACCATATAGTAAGTGTACTAAATGTGGTAAATAATGGCAGCCAAAAGAGACTACAAAGCAGAATATAAGAAGTTTCAGTCATCTCCCGCTATGATAAGATATAGAGCACTTCTTAATAAGTACAATCGTAAGAGGGGTACATATGGAAATGGTGATGGTTTAGATGCATCTCACAAAAACGGTAAAATAGTTGGTTTTGAACCTTCTAAAATAAATAAAAGTAGAAAAGAAAAAAGTAGATTAAAAAAAACAAACAATAATTTAGCATGAGTAATACTATAGAATTAAGAAAAACAACAAAAAAAGATCATTTTAGACTTCTTTTAAATGGAACCGATGTAACCGGAGAACAAGAAAAAGGTACATTTAGACATATACTAGAAGTAGTTGATAAGGGTATTGATTCAGGTTCTTAATAAAAAATAAATATGAGTCAAGAATTAAATAAAAAAGTAGAAGAATTAGAAATATTGAAATCTATGACTTCTGATTTTGGGGAGCAAATGGAAATAGCGGATAAGATTCATAATATAAAGATGAAGATTAACGGAGTTAAACCAACAGATTCATATATCGACTGTATTGGATGTGGCTCATAAATAAAACAGTATGAGTAATATGATAAAACGTGCGGATGGTAGTTATTCTCAAAGAGGTCTTTACGATAATATTCGTAAGAATAAAGGATCAGGTAAAAAACCATCAAAAGAAATGATCAAACAAATTAAGAAAATCAAAAAAGAAGAATAATATGTCAGCAGAACACATTATGGGTATAACAGATCAACAGGCAGTTGATGTACTAGCAATAAGAAAATTAGAAGTGTTATTAGATGTGTTGGCTGCTTTAGACAATTCAAACGCACCAGAACTTTATGGCGTTAAAATTACTGTAATCGATAAAATAGAACGAGCAGTAAGTAAATTATAATTGATCTAGTAAAACTTGTAAACCCGGTATACTTGGGTGATAAGGGTGTTCTAACTTAAGTTTTAATATTTTATTTAAAATTTCTTCTTTAGTCATTGAGGGAACAGGCATTTTAATCTGTGTCCCAGGTTTTATAGATTTCTTTAAGTCTTTCATGGTGCATAGTTTTAAGCATTCGTTTAAATTGTTTTTTATCACCAAAGTAACTGTGACATTCTCTACATAACGCTTGCAAATTTTCTGGGGTGTCCTTTTTATTTGACCCTCCCATACCTCTTGGGTTTATATGATGAATATCTACAGCAGTTCTATCACAAACCTCACATCCAATCCATTCTCCTGGATCAATACAAAACGCTTCGTGATATACCTTGGTGTGGTTTTTCATGAGTTCACGATCTCTATAATTGTAATACAAATCACAACTACTGATATCACAGTCAACAGAAGTATGTCTGCGTCCTTTAGGGTGTAAACCTTTTTCTTTTTACTAATTCTTGTTACCCACTCTTTTAATGTTTCGTCTGGCTTTCTTTTTAGTCTACTCATTTTAAAAAATTTTTTATTTGGGGGGTATTTATATATCCCAACACCATATAGGGGTTTTCTCACCCACATAACCTCCACTTACATTGTATGTAAAGTGTTCCATCGCATCAATCTCATTCATTTCATCTTTAAGTATCTCAATACATAAGTGAACTGAATAAATAAGTCTCATTGAGTTTTCTTCGATACCTATCACAGCATCGTCAAAACCGTCAGCGATTAGTATTTCTTCGTCACAGTAATTATCTAAAATTTTATCTAACATTTATTTGATTTTCTGTTGTTGCTAAATCGGGGGCGACAAATCTATACTTCCGTTTGTCAATCTTATACTCGTAATACTTATTTCTATCATTGATTGTAACCACGTTCCATTCTTTTATTTTATCCTTTTTAAATCTTAACAGAATGTATCTGTGATCTGATAAGAATAAAACAAACAATACATAATCAACATCTAACTTGTCTATTGTGAACATGTTTACCTTTAAAGATCTTTCACAACCCTTGACATCTATTTTCTTTCCATCAACTATTAGATCAGGATCACTTACACCCTTTTCTTTAACAAATGCTGAGGTTGTATAATTCACCCCTTTTAAATCAAAATGATGTCTTACTAAAAGTTCCCCTAATATTCCCTTGAAGTCTGTGTAGAACTCATTGTCTACCGGCTCATCAAATAATATAGGGTGCTTGTATTTGTAACTTCTAGACTTCCAATAAAGTTTTTTGTAATGGTCTCGGTTTGCCATGACACGAGTGTCAACGTATAATCTTGCGTGCTCAAAAATACACTGAGGTATTTTATAGATCTCCTCCATTTAGAATCTTTCCTAATATATCTTCTTGTCTCATTACATAATAATCTATACCCTCGATCGTATTAAGAAATGCATTCCTTTCATGAAATCGTACAGTGTCTCCGTTAATTAAGCCTAATTTATCTTGACCTTTAACTGGTGTGCCTATAAACCTTAAGTTACCCTCTTCTTCACTACGAGTGGGTACCCCTATGTAAATAGAACCTATCTTTTCCTCGATCAATATTGGCTCAATTAATACATGATTGGAAATAGCGGTTAAACTTCCCCCTCTCAAAAAGCAAAAGCACTCCTCTAAATCAACAAGATAAATGTCCTTTTCCCCAAATACTAGATTATCTTCTTGAACAGTTAAGTAATTGAAATAGACTTTATCATCTATCTCTAACTCTTGCTTCAAAAAGTCTCCTCTAGTGTTTTTACACCATTTCCCTCTAGGCAAAGCCACGACACTTCCACATATTGTAACATGCTGTTCAGGACTCCAAGTAACATCTAAATAAAGTTTCCCAGTAGAAAACTCGACCTCATCATTGTATTTTTTTGTGATCTTAACCGCTATTTTTTGACCAATCATATCCATCGCATGCAATATAAAAATTATGAACGATCGTGCATTTAATATGTAAGACAAGTAATTAACAAAGATATCCACTGATGGACATACTGTCTAGCCTAGGTAGACAAAATGGCTAGCCTATATAATATATAATATATATATATAATATATAATATACTAGTATTATAAATTAAATTAATATAATACATCTTTTTTGTAGTTGCATTTTATTTTTAAAGGATCTAAGGCACTATAAAAAACGCTCCGGAATATTAGTATATAAATTAGATTAAAGTTGCTTATATTTGCTCAGAATGTCATTGTAGATGTTTTTGTGGGTTAATACATATACAGTGGTGCATCCAACGAAAAAAGGAAAGTGGATTTGGGCAACTGGGTAGGTGGCAAAAAGGGTTTTGTAAATGGGATTTAGTCCACTTAGGACTAGCAACTATACCTATAACACGTTCATAATCAGTACAATACATAGTACATGACCAGAGTTTTGGACGATTTTTGTCCTAAAGCATAGAAAAAAGGGAAACAATGAAACAATATAAGCCCCAATGAAATAATTTCAACGTCCATAGAGAGATGGAGTAATACAATGAAGCAAACCAATTAAAAACAATTAACACATGAAAGTCGGTAACAAATTACGAGAGTTGTTTAGCCATCAGAAGTCTATACACAAGTACTTAAAGAGTCTTGACAA